GTGATAGTGGATATGATATGACTGCAGTAGAAGAAACAGTTATTCCAGCTAGGGGATCAGCTGTTGTTCCTGTTGGTTTGACATTAGCTTATCTATCACCAGAATTCTGGATTCGCATTGAAAGTCGATCCGGTTTAGCATTTAAAAATAACATCACAGCATTCAATGGAATTATTGATAATCCATATCGTGGTGATTTGGGTGTTAAATTATTCAATCATTCAGATTCCGATTATACAGTAAAGAAGGGTGATAGATGTGCTCAGCTGGTTATCTATCCTTTAGTATCTATGAATGCTGACTGGGCTGATTCAGTGTCTGAAACAAGTCGTGGTGCTAAGGGATTTGGTTCTTCTGGAAAATAATTATTATGAATTTTGATAATATTTGGGTTGAGAAGTATAGACCAAAGACATTAGATGATATTGTCCTTCCAGTTGATACTAGGAAGGTCATTGAATCATATAAAACAAAGAAAGAGATCTCTAATCTTCTTCTTATTTCATCACCAGGTCAAGGCAAGACCACTTTAGCTAAGATGATTGTTAATAATATTCTCGAATGTGATTATCTTTATGTCAATGCATCCGATGAAAATGGTATTGATACTATTAGAACCAAAGTAATTTCATTTGCACAGACCAGATCATTAACGGGTGATATTAAAGTAGTTATATTAGATGAATCGGATGGAATTTCAGCAGAAGGACAGCGTGCTTTACGCAATGTTATGGAAGAATATGCTGCTAATACCCGCTTTATTCTCACAGCTAATTATAAGCATAAGATCATTCCTGCTGTTCAATCTCGTTGTGTTAGCTTGAATTTCAATCATAACATTCAAGATGTCATTAAGCATTGTTTTGGTATCCTTAAAAGGGAGTCTATTGTAGTGCCTGAAGATCAGAAGCCGTTGTTTGTTGAATTAGTAAAGCATAATTTTCCCGATTTCAGAAAGATTATTAATGAATTGCAAAAAAATTCTATTTCTGGTACATTGAGTATTGTTAATCAAGCAACACAAAATGAATTTGTTAAAGAAGTTTTTGATAAGATCGGAGAAAATCCATTTGAATGCAGAAAGTTTTATATTCAAAATGAAAGTACCTTTCAATCAGACTATCATAATCTGATGAAGAATATGGTTCAGTTTGTTTATTCTTGGCAGAATGAACCAAAGAAAGCTGAAACCATTTTAGTTATAACAGAATACATGTATAGGCATGCATTTGTTGTTGATCAGGAGATCAATTTCTTTGCATTAATCTTGCAAATCGCAAAATTATAGTTCTTGGAAGCTTTTGAGATACCTCGCAGTAGTTGGTTGCTGTGCTGGTATCTTAATATTTTGGGTAGGTAATTTATGCTCAATGGAGGTAGCCTTACCTTCACCCCTATCAGCCTTAAATGATTCTGTTTCCTTTATAGAATACTCTAAAGGTTTAATTTGTGTTCCATTTGGTCTTACTAAAGAAGAGTCAAACGCGGGATAATTGATGCCATCGGTTTGCATCTGTTCAACACAACAAGCAGGAATCTTTGTATAGTGTGTATAACGACCACCGCCATTATCCAATGCAATGTCTAATGTGACATCACCTGTCATGGTATCAGGATTTCCGGGAAATCTGGGCGTATTATTATCTACAATACCAACAACACGCAAATGCAATTTCGAAGATTCCATTTCATCAAGCAGTTGTTTAATATTACCACCTAACATTTTATAAGCATCGTTAGTCTTAAAATTTTTAGCAAACTTGACATAGTCACCTACTAAAAATCCACCACGGGAATAACGGGTCAATGCTGCTTCAAAAATGGCATGAAACTTCTTCTTCATGCTATTATTTACTTAATTGTTAAATATTTTTATGGCGTCAATTAAAATAAGTGGATTACCTGAACCGAGGGTTCAGACTAAAGCATTTACTTATTCTGACCTGCATTTAGATTTGCAAAAAAAATATTTAATTAAAGATAATTTAAAACAACAACCAGAAATTAATGATTTGGTTTTGGATTATGATTTAAACGCTATAAAAAATTCTATTAGAAATATTTTTAATACTACGCCAGGTGAAAAAGTTTTAAATCCTGAATTTGGTTTAAATTTAAAACAATTTTTATTCAGTCCTATGAGTGATTTAGTTGCTTTGGATATAGCTGGTTTAATTAGATCTAAATTAACTTTTTTTGAACCGAGAATCTCATTGAATTATGTGAATGTATATCCAATGTACGATACATCAGAGTATAATATAGATATTTCATTTTCGTTACCCCAATTAAATACCCCTGCATTCACAATGTCGGGTGCATTAAATAGTATTGGTTACACAAACTACTAATTATGTCAATATCAAATTTTACAGAATTTAATTTGCCCAGAAATGCTTATGCTTCGTTTGACGCGGTTAGCATGAAACAATTGATTATCAATCGATTGAAAACAGCTGAAAAATTTCAAGACATTGATTTTGAAGGTAGTAATATATCTGCGTTAGTAGACGTGATTGCATACATGTACCATGTATTGATATTTTATCTAAATCAAACTTCATCCGAAGCAACTTTTTCACAAGCAGAATTATTTGAAAATATCAATAAGATAGTTTCTCTAATAGGATATAAGCCACATGGATACCATACGTCATCTATTACAATTAGTGAATTCACTGCTAGCTCAGATATTATTCCAGGTTCTTATCTATTGCCTAGATTTTCTTATATAAATGTAGACGGTTCAACTTATACATTTACAGAAGATGTATTTTTTGAGAAAACAAATAATGGTGATGAAAATATTGATAGTGTTACAAAAAATAATATTCTTTATCAAGGCGATGTAAAAGAATATCCTACCGAAACGGCATTGGGTGAAGCATTTGAAATCAAAACAATAACTGTTCAAGATTTGATAAACAATTCTGTTATTATTGATAATAATAATATATTTGTATTTGTTAAAGATTCAAATACAAATAAATGGGTTGAATGGAAAGAAGTTGATTCCGTATATGGTCAAGAAGCAACTGCTAGAGTTTTTGAAAAACGCTTTAATGAAAATTTGAATTATGAATTAAAATTTGGTAACAATGTTAATGGTAAACAATTGAATTTGGGAGACCAAATTGCAATTTATTACTTACAAAGCAAAGGATCAGCAGGGAAAATAGGGTCTAATTTATTAAATGGTAAGCAATTGTCTCTTTATAATACAAACAGATGGAATGAAATTTATAATGATATTAAAATATCTGCTGCTACAAAAATTACATCAAATGATTTGACTTATTTAAATATCAATAATGAAACAGCATCTACAAATTTTAAAACATATGAGTCTGCTGAAGAAATTAAGAAAAATGCGCCTCTCATGTTCATGTCACAAAATAGATGTGTAACAGTAGATGATTTTGAATCTAAAATATCATCAAAATTTTCTAATATTATTCAAACAACAAAGGTAGTAAATAATCAAGACTATACAAAATATTATTTGAAATATTTTTATGATATAGGTTTAGAGAGACCTAATCAAGAAGAAAGAGTATTGATGAATCAGGTTTTATTTTCTGATAGTTGTGATTTTAATAATGTGTATTGCTTCATAGTTCCTAAGTATGGATCTATTATTAATGAACAAATACCATCTAGTATATCAATTTCACAAAAACAAGCAATTGCTGAATCTTTTAGAGATATTAAATTAATAAATCAAAATATAGTAGTATGTGATCCTATATATAATGCATTTGATATTGGATTACCCTTTCCAGACGAAACAAATACTGAAGTTATAAGAGATGAAACAAAATTAAAAATTTACCGCGATCCCGCCTTTAATACATCAAAAGAATTAATTAAGAGTAATGTATTCAGTATTATACAAGATTTTTTTGATATATCAAATAATAAATTAGGATCTCTATTAAATTTGTCTCAATTGTCACAAGATATACTAACTATACCGGGTATTCAAAAAATTGAAACATATAGGAATAATAAAAATAATGAATTTTTCGTATCAAGAATAAATTTCGTAGTATGGAATCCGTTATATCCGGAAGTTACTCTAGAAAGCACATCACAAAATTATTCTTTGCAATATTTTCAGTTTCCGTTTTTCTATCAAATAAGTAATTTATTAAACAAAATTGAAGTAATTTAATGGATACAGATTATAGATATTTAAATTTTTCTGTACTTGACTATACAAATAGTCAAATTACTTCTGGCTATACATTGCCCATAACACCATTTACATTTATACCTAAATTTGATGCTGGTGATGGT